AGTCGGGGCGCAATTCTTCATGACTGACCAGCGGCTCGAATCCGACCCGTTCATGGTTCGCAGCGACGCGGCTATGGAACTCGGTAGCGCAGTCGGGCAAAAAATCGAAAAAGACCTGCTCGGTAACTTTACCAGCCTGACGGGTGGAACCGTCGGAACGGCTGGCAGCGTGGCGACTTGGGCGTATTTTTACGCTATGCTCACCAAACTCCGCGCACAGAACGCCCCCGCCCCCTACGCCTTTGTTTGCCGTCCCGAACAGTGGCACTACCTCGGCAAAGCCGCTGCCCCTGGCGCGACTGTGACCAATGCCCCCGCCTTGCAGGATAGCATTGTCGGGCAGTTCTATGTCGGCTCTGTCTCTGGCGTCAACATCTTCGTTTCATCGAACATTGCAGTTACCAGCGGCACGGACGCATACGCCGCGATGTTTAGCCCGCAAGCCCTCGCGCTTGATGTCCGCCGCGCTCCGCGTATCGAACCCGAACGCGACGCTTCACGGCGCGGTTGGGAATTGAATATGTCGGCTGTTTACGCTCACGGCGTCTGGCGTCCGAAGTTCGGCGTCAAAGCCCTGCTTGCCGCTGACAGTCCCGACGGTACTTCATAAGGAAGGTGAAACATGGCTAACTCTTTTGATGTGAATATGTACAGCGCAGGTATCGGCGCATTGTCAAACGCAAACGCGACCTTGATTGAAGTCCCCGCTGCCGGCGGTGGAATTACCGTCATTGGCGCGAACGTTCATTCCCGCGCAGCCGCCACCACTGGCTTATATCTCGTTGACATGGGCGCGGCTGGTACTGCGATTGCTGGCACGATTGCCAGTTTTGCGGGTACTCTCGACGCCAACACTCCGAACGAAGGCACGCTCGTTACCGCCTTTGTCGAGGGTGGTCACTGGATTGGCGTCAAAGAGGATAACGAAGGCGCGGCTAACGCCGTGACCGTTGTTTCATTCTCTTACGTGATGGGCAAGTAGGATTATTATGGGCGGGCGATAGAAATATCGCCCGCCCATAGAAAGCGCATGAATTGAGAATCGTTTGGCACTCTAACGCCCCCTGGTCATTTACGGGATATGGAAATCAAACTAGGGTATTCGCCCACAGAATAAAAAACTTAGGTCATGATATAGCAGTGTCCGCTTTTTACGGTCATGACGGCGCGCCGATAAATTGGAATGGTATCAACGTGTATGGAAAAGGTTTTCACCCATACGGTAACGACATCATGGCGGCGCATTCCGCAAACTTCAAGGCCGACGCGCTGATAACCCTCATGGATGCTTGGGTTATTGCGCCCGACGTATTGAGAGGATATAAAGAACATTGGTTTCCCTGGTTCCCGATTGACCACGACGTTCTACCCCGCCCGATTTACGAATCAGTCAAACAATCCCCGAAGCCGATTACCATGTCTTTGTTTGGATTGAAGGCAATAAATAACGCGGGATTATCCGCATATTATGTTCCTCATGGCGTGGAAACGGACGTATTCAAACCGACTGGCCGTAAAGAGGCGCGGGAAAAGGCGCGATTGCCAAAGGATGTTTTCATTGTCGGCATGGTGGCAGCGAACAAAGGCAGCCCGCCCCGCAAAGCGTTTTTCCAAAATATTGCCGCGTTTGCACAGTTGCATAAAAAGCACGATGATACTGTTTTATATATCCACGCGCTTGACGGCAGCGGCGGACATCCTGAAACGGTCAATCTGCCTGAGTATTGCAAATCAGTAGGGCTTGAAGTCGGGCGCGATGTTTTATTTTCAGACCAATATCTTTATATGCTCGGATACCCCGATGAACAAATGAATATCTTGTATAACTGTTTTGATGTTCATTTATTGGTAAGCATGGGGGAGGGTTTTGGAATTCCAATCATCGAAGCACAGGCGGCTGGCTGTCCTGTTATTGTGGGCGATTGGACTTCTATGAGCGAATTATGCTTATCAGGTTGGAAGGTTGATAAATCGGAAACAGAATTATTTTATACCCCGCTTGGGGCAAATCAATATCTGCCCCACCCTGCAGCGATTGCCGAAAAATTGGAAGCAGCATATCACAACGCAAACATGGATAAACGGGCAAAGGCTCGTAAAATGGTGATGGAATATGACGCCGATAACGTGACTGAAAAATACTGGAAACCGACGCTCGAAGATATTGCCGAAAAATTCCCATACCAGAAAGCCGACACGGGCGCAGGGTTGCGCGAGGTGGTCAAATGAATTGCGCCGTGATTACTGCATTGAATGAAGAGCAAACCATCGGCGCATTAGTCCGCCAGTTGCGCGAACAAGGGCTTGAGGTTCTCGTATGTGATGACGGCTCTACCGACAAGACGCGAGTACAGGCTGTAAAGAACGGCGCGGAAGTTATCAGACATAGGACGCCGCGAGGAATTCGGGAAAGCCTTTTGGAGTTGTGGCAAGTTGCGCTTGTATGTAAGTACGATTACATCATACAGATAGACGCGGGCAGTCATAACGCTTGGGATTGGTGCGCGTGGCATTGGCATAGCAGACCAGATATTACAATTGGCTCACGTTTCAACGGTGGGCGGTATATCGGGCGACGCTGGCGGGCGGTTGCCTCCCGTATCACTGCGGCAGCGTTGAATTGGGCGACTCATCAAAAAATTACCGACTGGACAAGTGGGTATAGGGTCTTTAGCCGCCGCGCTTTGGAAGTCCTGATAAAACAAAATTACATGACGAAAGCGCACACATGGCAGATTGAAGTTTTGCACGCGGCGATTGACAACGGACTGACTATCTCTGAATTCCCCATCACCTACCGCGCAGGATCAAGCAGCCTGAAATTGCAGACGATTGACGACCTGATAAAAGTCTATTTATGGGTACTGATAAAATGAAAGTAGCCGTTTGCGTTCTCACTTATAACCGCAAGGCGTTATTTATTCAAACTGCCAATAGCATGATGAATTCAGGGGCGCATTATGTCCCTATCATCTATGACAACGGGTCAACAGATGGCACGGCGCAAATCGTGGCGGAGATGGGCGGACATGCCAATAAAACAAAAAATCATACAACGGGCTACGGAATGAACCGCGCCATTGAATTAGCAATAGAGAAAAAGCCTGACCTAATTGTATTTTCGGCGGACGATTTTATCTACCGCGAAAAATGGCTCGCCCGCTTGGTGGATTTCTGGAAACATGCGCCAGATGATGTAATAATGACTTCCTGTTATTTGGAGCCGCTCTGGACATGGAATGAAATTATCAGGACAGGCACGGCGGGAAGTCAACGCTATGCAATCAGGACAAGCATACCTGGATCAAACTGGACATTTCGCGCCGTTGACGTTGACAGGATTTTCCCAGTCGCCGAAAAGACAGGCGGCGAGGATATGGAAACTTGTAACAGATTACGGCGCGAACGTTTCAGGCTGGCGGCTCTGGATTTAGTCATCCATGCGGGCGAGGAAAAAAGCGCATGGGGTAATCAGTCGTGGACATACGCCCAGCCAATTGATAAAGCCGCTCTTGGCTTTGAATAGTGGTAAAATAACCCAAACAGACCCCGCAGTTATAGCCGCGTCTGCTTTCCCATTAGGGATTGCAGGCGCGGTTTTATTTTTGGAGTGACATGGCAAGAACTACACTCGCACAGGCTAGAAACGTTTTACGCGGCATGACCGAAGCAGGAACGGCGGATTATACGCTCGGCGCTATCTCATTTTGGGATGATGACCAGATGGACACGGTACTAGACCAATACCGCGCTGATTACGTTTTTGAACTTGCTTCATCCTATCCAACTATCGGCGCAGGCGGAACGGCGGTATATAACGAATACCGTCTGTCTGATGCCCCCATTGAACAAACCAGCGGCGGCACGGCTATATTCTGGTTACAGGATGGCACAGGCGCGACAATCGGAACGGCTCTTTATTCAGTGGATTATTTGCGAGGCGTTGTAACATTTGCGGCTGATACTGGCGGCACTTCGTATTATGCCAATTATCGCGCCTATGATTTGAACGGCGCGGCGGCTGACATCTGGCGCAAAAAAGCGGCGCATTATTCGACTGCTTTCAACTTCACAACAGACAACCATAAGATTGACCGCGAAGCGATTTATAAGCACTGTGTACAGATGGCGGAACAATTCGAGGCAATGGGCGCGGAAAGCGTTGTGACTATGCAGGTATGGCGGAGTGATACCGATTATGTTGAGTAGCGCAGACCTAGCCTCCATGCGTGCGGCTATTGCAGAGTTACTACCTGATACTTGCAATATCCTGACGCTGACATATACGTCCAATGGGATGGGCGGAGGCTCTGAAACATGGGGAACCGCGTCTGCTTCGGTCGCTTGTCGGCTTGACATTCAAACGGGGCAGGTCGGTAAAGGCGAATCGGTTTATGCTGACGCCTTGCGCCCGTTTCAGCAAACGATTTTATCTCTACCATATAACACAACCATCCTGACAAGTGACCGCGTTGAACATGGCGGATTGACATATAACGTTTCCCGCGTCAACACTGACCAATCATGGATAGCAGTCAAGCGCGTTATTTTGGAGCGTGTGTGATGTCTATAAAAAATGTCGGCAATGTTCACATTGATACAACCGTTTTGGATAGGTTGACTATTGAACTTCAACCTAAAGCAGAGAAGATTGTCAAACAATATGGAAACATGATAACCGTGACTGCCGTCACGCTTGCGCCCGTTGATACTGGCAACCTAATCAACACCATAACCGCAAACTCTAAAATGATTGCTCCGTTGACGTTTCGGGTACAGGACGGAACAGAATACGGAATTTTTCAGGAACTCGGAACTTATAAAATGGCGGCTCATCCGTTCATGGTTCCCGCTCTTGAAAAGTGGCGTCAAAAATTCCTAGACGCCTTCGGAGATTTTTTCAAATGAACGCACTGGACACGGCAATTTATACGAAGTTGCAAACCAACGGGACGATTACAGCGTTACTTAGCGGAACAACTGCGATTTATTCCGTGCAGGCAAAGAACGCAGAAACATTCCCTTATATTGTTTTCAACGTACAGGGCGGCGGGGATGAAAACCTTGACGCCCATCGTACAAAAAATTTTGTTGTATATATTCGCGCCTATGCGAGAGGCAATAAGGCGCAGGCTGGCAGCATTGACTCGGTGTTTGATGCTGTACTCCATCTGCAATCAATAAACGTGAGCGGATGGGCTAATTTTTGGCTGGCGCGGGAACAGGATTTAGAAACCGCGCAGGTCATGGCAAATGGCGAAACGATTTTCAGCGTCGGCGCGTTGTATCGTGTTCGCCTTGAAAAAACATAGGAGAATAACAAATGGCTGAATTTACAGGCTCGAACCTTGTGCTTAGTTGGATTTGGAGCGGCGGTACTGTGTCCCTCGGCGGGGATTATCGTACCTGCTCGTGGAATCCGACTGTAGCATATAGCGATATTAGCGCGGGCAGTGATACCCATGTCGGACGCTTAACCAATCTCAAGGACGCAACCGCAGCGGTCACGCTGGTCGATTCATCGGCGGGTACTGCTACCTATGCCTCGCTTGGTGCTGGCGTGGGGGGAACGCTCATCATCCAACCCGAAGGAACAGCAGCAACAAAACGCAAGATTACACTTCCTTGCTTTTGTGATGGCGCGGTTCCCAATTACGTCTACAACGACACCACAACTATTTCCGTGAACTTCACGGGCAACGGCGCATGGACTGACGGCGCGAACTAACATTAGGCGGGGTGGTATTTTGTACCACCCCGTAGAAAGTAGGAATTATGATTACTCTGAAAAGCGGAAGGCAAGTCAAGATTGATTTATACGCCCTGACGGTTGCGGATGTGCGCGAATTCCTGACGACCAAAAAGAAAGACCACGAAGGCGACGCTATTCTTGGAAAGGCTTGCGGCATGACGCCCGATGAACTCGCCGCGCTCCCATTCCCAGATTATCGCAAAATTACTAAAGAATTTTGGGCGTGTATGTCTGACCCGTTGAAAGACGAGGACGATGTAAAAAACTCTCAAAGCGCGTCTACTTCTGGCTGAAGTGGGGCGCGCCGCTCGACTTCGCGGACTATCTCGATTTGGTAAAATGGCGAATTATCAAAATGACGGGATGGACACTTGATTATATTGACGGCTTGGATTATGGTCAACTCCTCAAAATCGTACAGATGGAAGATGGATTGACAAAGGCAAAACATGGCTGGAAAACAAATCGCTAGTTTATATGCCGACATTGGTGCAAAAACTGATAATTTTGCAAAAGGCGCGGCGAGTGTAAAAAGCGGACTTGGAGAAATTTCCGCCGTGTTGGGTATTGCTGGGGTTGCACTCGGCGCATTTCAGAAAGCCTGGGATATGTCCCAGCAAGCCGCGCAACTGGAAAGATTAGCAGTTGCGGGGCATGAAATAGCGCGGCAATTCGGCGGGGATATGGATTTGATCGTATCCAAAGTAAAAGACGCCTCGATGGGTACAGTCTCGGAAATGGATATTATTTCAGCGTCCAACCGTGCCATGATGTTGGGGTTATCGGCGGACGCTGATAAACTGGCGAACTTGATGAAAGTCGCAGCCTTTCGCGGGAGGGCGATGGGTGTTGACACCACAAAGGCTTTCAATGATATAGTGACTGGCATCGGACGCTCCAGCCCATTGATTTTGGACAACCTCGGCATTGTAATAAATGCAAAAGAGACTTATTCCAAATACGCTGAAAGTATTGGAAAATCAGAAAGAGAATTGATGAAGGCGGAAAAGACGCAAGCGCTTATGAACGCCGTTCTTGATGAGGGCAATAAAATGCTTGGTGAGGCTGGCGGACTTGCGAAAGACAATGCCGCCATGTATGAACGGTGGAATGCTGAGTTGGCTAATACGCAACAATACCTAAATGAAATGCCAATGGGATTATCCCGCCTTGCAGACATGGGCGCTGATGCTCTAATATCTATCCGCGAATTAGCCGACAACGGTCTAGGTTATGGCGGCGAGAAGTTGAACCTCTTTTCCTTACTTATGGAACTTGGTGCGAAGCGGGTCGCCAATATGAAGGCAGAGCAATACGCGGCTCGTGACGCGGCGCTCGCTCACGGCGAAGCATTGAACGCAGCCGCAAGCGGGGCGGATGAAGCGGCGCGGGCTTATATTGAATTGACAACCGCCGACCAGGAACTAACAAAAGCGAACCAAGATTATCTTGACCTGGTTGGTGATTTGTTTAGCAGCGACGAAAGACTGATACGAGAACAGGACGAAGTAAATCAGAAATATACCGAAGGAAAAATAACGCTTGACGAGCGAAATATTGCGCTTGACGAATTAGCCGCCAAACAGGAGGAAGCCAGCCAGCGGATGATTTTATCCATGTTACAGGAACAACTGGCGGCTGAAGGATTGTCCACAGAGGAGATGCAATACCTGTTAACGGTTGGGCAACAGTGGGGCATTTATTCACAGTCTGCGGTAGACGCGGCAAACGCGGCAATTGCAAAGGCGGCGGAACTAGCCGGTGCGTTCAATGGACTACCGACTGAAAAGACAATTGGCATAAATATTATTACAACGGGCGGCATGGATTTATATCGTGGCGTGGCGACAAGCGAAACGACTCACAGATTCGCCTCCGGCGGTTCGTTCATCATCCCCCCATCCTATGGAAATGAAGGTTTCCGGATGGGTAACAACGCCACCGCAAGCGCGGGCGAAATGGTGACGGTTACACCGCGCGGGCAACAGGGTGGCGGATTGAGCGACGCCGCGATTATTGCCGCGGCAATACCAACCGCGCGCGACAACGCGAAAGCACTGGCGCGGGAACTAATGAAACTTGGAATGGGGAACACGAGATGACCGAGACGATTCAATTTGAAAGCATAAAAATAGAGGCGTATATAAGCGCGTCATGGGTGGACATTACCGCCGATGTGTTGCAACAACCCGCGCCGCAATGGAACATGGGTATCATGGGCAACTCACCCATTGATAGAATAGGCGATCCTGAAATTTTTACGTTCGCGCTAAACAACAGCGAAACAAACAGTGGCGCAAAATTGGGTTACTATACCCCCGGCCATGAAAACTGTCGTGCAGGATGGGGAACGGGCGTTCCTGTCAGGTTGGTTTTCACGTATGAAACGCAGGATTATTATAAATACTATGGCCTGATAGCGCCGGATGGAATCAATACCGAACCTGGAATATACGGGCGGCGGGCGGTTGAGGTTAGATGTGAGGGATTTATGGCGCTGGCAGACCGTCACATTTTGGAACTGCTGGAACTGCAAATAGATTTAAAAATCGAGGAGGCTGTACCGTACATCCTAGCCAACATGCCGATTCAGCCGCTCGAAACCGAATACGGAAGCGGGGAATATACATTCCCGACTGTATTCGACACGTTGAGCGGAAACACAAGCGCGACATCCGAGTTACAAAAATTGGCAATGTCGGAATGGGGACGCATCTACACAACTGGAAATATTACCAACGGGCAAACGCTGGTTGTGGAAGGAAAAACGGCGCGCACGAATAAAACCAATACCATCATTCCGATAGAAAGCGCGGACAGCGGGTTCTTGTTGAAAGAGGACGGGGATTACCTGCTGCAGGAAACAGGCGACAAAATAATTTTGCAAATTGGAGAGACGATTGATTTTGACAACGCCGCGCTGGATGGCGTGAAAACGCAATACGGAGCGAACCTTTCGAACTGGATAACCGGCAGGTCTTACCCGCGCGAAGTGGATGCTGTAGCAACCACTGTATTATTTGCAACGCAAAGGCGGATATATGTCGAAAGCGGCGAGACGGTTGAAAACATCCGAGGCCGTTATCGTGACCCGAACGGTGCGGCGACATATATTAACGGGCGCAACATGGTAACACCAGTCAGTGGCACGGATTACGACGCAACCGCCAATGAGGACGGAACAGGCGCAGATTATACGGCAAACATTTCTGTAACTGCCACATACGGGACGGAGCAGGTGGATTACTCAATCAGCAACAGCGGCGCAAATGGCGCATGGATATACCTGCAAGCGCGCGGAAAAGGCATCTACCTGTATGATCCGATTACAAAGGTTTTCACGGACGAGACCAGCCGAAACACATACGGAAAATTCCCCCTCAATGTCGATATGCCTTACCAGGACGACCCGCTTATCGTTGAATCAATTTGCGCCAGTCTGTTGAACAACGAAAAAGACCCATATACAACCGTTGATGCTTACCCATTGCTCGCCAACCGTGACGCGCAGAATATGTTTGCGTTTCTGATTTTGGAGCCTGGAACGCGGGCGAGATTCGCGGAGTACGTGACTGGTGTGGATGCAAATTATTTTATTAATGGTTACACCGCCAAAATTATCAATGGACGCTATGTAATTTGGTCGCCTGTTTTGCAGGTGGCAGACGACACGATTTACTGGCAACTGGACGTTTCGGAACTGGATACCGAAACAATATTGGATACATAGAGGTTAACATGGCATTTCAAACAATGATAGCCCGCGCGCAGCGCTACGTCGTTTCGGCAAGCACAGATTGGAACGTAATAGTTTCAAATTTTGCAGAAATTTGGAAAGGCACAACGGAAGGCGATATGGATTATTACGCCTCCGCAACCGGCAAAACGCGGCTGGCAGTTGGCGACGAAGGACAGGTGCTAACCGTTGTTAGCGGCGTTCCTGCATGGGCGGCGGGTGTTCCCGCCGGTGCTATCCTGGATTTTGGCGGCACGTCTATACCAACTGGATTCCTGGGATGCGACGGTTCGGCGGTCTCTCGCGTAACGTATGCCGCTTTGTTTTCCGCGATCGGTACAACGTGGGGCGCTGGCGACGGTTCGACAACGTTCAACGTTCCTGATTTTCGCCGCCGAACAGCGGTTGGAAGTGGAGGAACGGGTACGACAACGCTTGACGATTTGGTAGGCAGCACGGGCGGCGCAGAAACGGTTATATTATCATTGACACAAATCCCAGGCCACAACCACGGATATACCGCCACTATTGTAAGCCCGGGCGCGAATGATAACACAACTGAAACGGGACTTTTTTACAACACAAACGCGAACAGCGCAGGAACAACGTCCACGAGTGGCGGCGGCGGGGCGCATAACAACCTGCAACCGTCCGCAGTCGTTTTGAAGATTATAAAAATTTAGAGGAAAAATGGCTGACCAAAAAATAACACAACTGACAGAAGACACCGACCCCGCAGTCGAAAACATCGTCCCAGTGTGTGATGACCCAAGCGGAACACCCGTCACAAAAAAGGCAACAATCTCAAACATTATTAAATCCGTTAACCTGCTTGCGGCGGAGAGTTCCCCGGCGACATCTGATATTATGTTATTGATTGACGATCCGAGCGGGACACCCACGCCAAAAAAAGTAACTGTTGCAAACATCCTCGGACTTATACCGCCGACCTACCTGCCTGCTTATGTTAGATGCTCGCTTGTTTCGGGCGACCCAAACCCGATAGCAGACCAGTCCGCAAAAACGGATGTTTATGTCATGCCATACGGCGGAAATGCAATCCCCCTCTGGAACGGCAGTAAATTTGCCGCAACGGAATTTGCAGAACTAACAGCCGCGCTAAATGCAACCTACCAGACCGCTGGTAACGTATATGACATTTACGTTTTCGACGACAGCGGCACAATCCGCGCAGGATTCGGCGTCGCGTGGACTTCGGCAGCATCACGCGGAACAGGCGCGGGAACAGCAGAAACTGAAACTGTCAACGGTGTGGACGTAAATAAAAATCAAATGACCGTAAGAAATGGCGCAAGCAGTTACACGGTGACGGCAAGATACGGCACGCTTGTTGGAACGGTAGCAATATCCACAAGCGGGCAGGTCAATCGCACATCGTCGTTGTGCGAAATCAGTAACCAATACAATCCACTGCCTTTTTCAATGTTTGCTGTAGACACCACCAACTCTTGGACTTATACAACCGCAACATGGAGAGCCGCCAACGGTTCAACTGTAAACGGCGTAATGCGGGTAACGTTTGTCGCTGGCAGACCAACCAAAGTTTACGCAACTCACAACCGCTATGCGTACCATAGCGCAGGTACATGGGGCGCAACTGGCATTGGTATCAATGCGACAAATACAAATTCAGCGCAGAGGTTTGGGACGTGGGTTATAACAGCCGGAGTCGACGTACCAAGTATTTACAGCGGAACCGTTGCTGAAGGATTGAATTACATACAGGCATTGGAAATTTCCAACGCAACTGGAACGATGCACTGGTACGGTAATGGTAACGCGCCAACGTTTTTAGCGAGCGCTCTAATTGTCGATATTGAGGTGTAAAGATGATGCTAAATCTACAAAAACTAAACGACGAACTGAAAGCGGCTGGCATTGAATTTACCGCTGTAAACTCCAACGGGATTGTTCATGATTTGGATGGCAAGACTGAAATCCAGTCCCGCCCAGACGTGGCGGCTGTGATTGCGGCGCATGACCCGACGGAAAC